AAACTGGAATGCACAATACATGCAAGATCCAACTTCTGAAGAAGGTGCAATCATCAAACGGGAGTGGTGGCAAGATTGGGATAGAGAACATTTACCAAGACTACTACATGTCATTCAAAGTTATGATACTGCATTTTCTAAAAAAGAATCTGCTGACTATTCTGCCATCACCACTTGGGGTATCTTTGAGCCGGTAGAAGGTTACGAGAAAGCAATAATACTTCTTGATGCTATGAAGGGCAGGTATGACTTTCCAGATTTAAAAAATGTTGCATTAGAGCAATATCAATACTGGGAACCGGAAACCGTAATAGTTGAGGCTAAAGCTTCAGGACAACCTTTAATACATGAGCTAAGACGTGCAGGAATACCTGTAATTGACTTTGTACCCTCTAGAGGAAGAGATAAACATACTAGAATAAATAGCTGTGCACCTGTCTTTGAATCTGGTATGGTATGGGCACCGTTAGACGAACACTGGGCACAGGAGGTTATTGAGGAATGTGCAGCATTCCCTAATGGTCAGTATGATGACTATGTTGATTCTATGACCCAAGCTGTGTTAAGATATCGACAAGGTGGATTTGTTTCAACGTACTCGGACGATTGGGACGACCCGCCAATGAAATTAGAAAAGGAATATAAATATTATTAGGAGCTTTTATGCCAATCAGAATTTTAAAAAAAGATAAAAACAAATCTGAACCTAAAAAAAGATTTGATCCAAGAACTGGTGAAGAAACAAATAAACCAGGAGGTAAAGATCCAAGAACTATTTATGCACCTAAACCACAAATTCCACCTGAACGTCAAATGAGAACAGGTGGTCTATCACCAAAACAAAAAGCGATTGCTTCTAAAGCTCCACCACCAGATAAAATTGATGGTAAAGATTTCGCTGTACTAAAAGCTGAAAAAGCAAAAGGTAGAGGCATGGGTCTTCAAGATGAATCTATTAAACCAGGTAAAGTTCAAAAAGCATTTTTAGGTAAAATGATTAAAGGTGCAGGGAAATCTGTGGGAAGATTATTTGGAAGAAAACAATCAGCAACTGCAACACCAGGCGCAATGGTTTCTCAAAAAGCTTCTCTTCCAATTAACCTTGTTGAAGAATATAAAAAAGCTAAAGGTTTAAAAGTAGGTGGCGTAATGAAAGCCAACAAAGGTAAAATGACTCCACTTAAAAAAGATCCAACAACACCTGTAAATCCTTTTGAGAAAAGAAGAAAACAACTTGGTGGAGGAAAATTAAAAGCTTTAGGTAGAGTGATGGGAAGCAGGGCAGCTTTATTAGGTTTCGTTGGCGCTGGTGCTGCGGCTGGTCTAAACATGGCTGGAAGAAAACTTAAAGAATTTGCAGACAAGAAAAAAGATAAAAAAATGGGCGGTGGCATGATGAAAAAATATTCAGTAGGAGGTGGCGCTGACATGAGTAGAAAAAATAAAAAATCAAAATCTGGTTCTTCAGTAAAAGACATTTTTAAAAGTTATGGTAAGTATGATGGTAAACCAATTGAATTGAGTAAAGGCGGTGGAGCTGATACTGGAAGAATGGGAGAGATGAAAAGCAAAATTTCTGTTGCTATGGATAGAGCTTCCAGAAGAAGTAGAGACAAAGATAGGCTTACTACAAGAGATAAAGAAGAAGCTATTAATATAATTAGAAGAAGATCTAGAAATCAAGACAGAATAACTCCTGGAGATATACAAGGACCTATGAAAAAAGAAAGATTTAATCAAGAACAAGAACAGAGATTAAAAAATCTTTCTACAAAAGAACTTTTTGGGGAATTGGGTTTCTCAAAAAAAATGGGTGGCGGTATGATGCAAAGACCTATGGGTTATAAAAAAGGCACAATGGTAAAAGCTAGAGGCTGCAAACTAGGTAGAAGTAAACCTACAAAAATGTATTAGGAGGGACAATGTCCCTTAGAAATCTTTTAAGACTAGGGCGAAGGTTAGTCAAATCAAAAACCGAACCTACAACCATTGAACCTATAAGAACAACCACAGTATCCGGTTTACAGGAACTGCCTAAATCAATTACTGTTCCATCCAAAGTTAAACTACCAGAAACGGTTGCTGAACAATCAAAAGCATTAGTTGCAAAAGATCCACAGATCCAAGCACCACCTTTCTTTAGTCCGATGAACAATAACAAAAATACTGTAATCAACACAGGTAAAGTAGGAGTTGATCAAAACACCTTTGAACAAAGAAGGATCTTTGGTTCGGTAGCCTATGACCGTATTGCGCAAAAAGGTGATGGTATGTTTACTGCAGATGAATGGGCAGACTGGCTAACGGATCGCGGAAAACGGAAATTTAAATTGTTTGGTAAAGACTTTGAAGATGGCTACGTTGCCGGTGCCAAGTTTAAATATGATACAGGTTTTGCAAAAGGTACACACTTGTTAAATAAAGAACAACAAGTGCCACTGGAAGAATTATTTGACTCCAACATTGCAACCTTCAATCGACAAGGTGATTTAACAGGTGGCTTGTTAGGAGCTGCTAAAGAAGCAGGGGTAAAATTACCAGGACGAGTATTAGCGGACATGGCTATGCTTAATCCTGCAAATAGAATTAAAATAGTGGAGTTGGGTGTACCAGGACAAATACTTACTAAATCAGAAAACGTGATTGCTCAACAAATAAGTAGAGTGAGATCAATGGAGAAATCTTTAGAAAGAGCGAGTGTTGATCTACCAATCGGAGATGAAATAGCATCAAGAGAAGCTAAAAACCATATTACTAAATTAAAAGATGAGTTTAGAAGTTTAAGAGAAAATATTAAAAATGGTTATTCTAGTGCCATTGAAGATAATGCATCACAGATATCTATGAGAATAGCTGCATTAAAACAAGGCGCAGGCACTCAACAAAAAATTGCATTGAATCAAATGCAGGGTGAAGTAGATGATTTAGTTGCAAGTGCAAAAAACGTTAGAACTCCAAAATACACAAACCAAGCAGGTTATACTTTTCCTGGTGGACAAAATTATAGAGAAGCAATTTTGGTTTTAGACGAAACTATACCAGGTAACAAGATTGGTGCAGGTAGAAGAAGTAACCCTCATTACGATGGCGAAGAATATAAAAACCCACTTGCCCATATTCGTTGGGACACACGAACAACATCTGATGGTAAGAAAGCTTTTTTAATTTCTGAAATACAATCGGATACTAACCAAGGATTGGCTAGATATTTAAGAGAACAAGGTCAAGAAGCTTTAAACACTCCTTTGAGATCTAATCCATATCAAAACGATATCATTGTTAATTATTTATCTGCATCAAGAAAAAAACTTAGTGATGAAATTATTGGTGGAAAATTAAGACCTGCACAAATTGAAATGAATGCAAACAAGATTAGAAAAATAGATGAGAAGATTAAGGAACTTGGAAAACAATCCGATGTGGAAGTAGGTCGATACGGAGATGTAGTAAATAGACCTCAAAAACTTGACTACTTTCCATTATTAGATAGAAGTTCTCAAGCAAGAGCTGCAATGAGTTATTTAAGTAATATAGCTGCAAAAGAAGGCGTAGACTATATTGCGATTGCACCAACAAATTTAATGAGAAGAGGAATGGAACCAGGTAAGACAAAAGCGTATCAAGAATTTTATGGATACCCAAGAGGAAATAAAACACCTGGTAGTAAATCACTAGCCGTTATTCCTGATCTAATGAAAAAGATGGGTAAAGAATTTGATACTAAAGCAGGGGTGATTAAAGTATCTAAATCAGATCCAACCAAACCTTATAAAAGTTTAGATGAATATTCTGTGCCAGTTGAAGGTGATCAAGCATATCAACAAATAGCACATAAAGAGGCTGTAGCAAAACAAACACCAGGTTATGAGTATATCCCTGATAATGACTTGAGATTGTACACTGACGTTTTTTCTGTTAAAGTATCACCTAATATGCTAAAACCACAGAAGCTCTACAAAAAAGAGGGTGGCTTTATTAGTAAATATAATTAAGGATCAAAATGGCAGTAGAAAAACAAGAACCTCAAACAGAAGATATTTTAGAAGAAGAAGTAGAAGACAGTCCTGAAGGTACTTCTGAACTTGCTGTTGAAATAGAAGGTGAAGAGCCTGCACCAGAGGAAAGACCTCAAGATAATTTTAATGCAAACCTAGCTGAGAACATGGATGAGCGAACGCTCAAATCTATGGCTAGTGATTTAATTGATGAATATAAAAAAGATAAGTTGTCTAGAAAAGAATGGGAAGACGCTTACATCAAAGGTTTAGATTTATTAGGAACGAAGTACCAAGAAGTAACCAAACCCTTTAAAGGTGCTTCCGGTGTCACGCATCCTTTACTCGCTGAATCAGTCACACAGTTCCAAGCACAAGCTTACAAAGAATTAGTGCCATCTGATGGTCCTGTACGAACACAGGTTATCGGCTTACAGACACCGGCTACCGAACAACAAGCAGATAGAGTTAAAGATTACATGAACTATCTATTGATGGAGGAGATGGAAGACTACACAACTGATATGGATCAGATGTTATTTTATTTACCATTATCAGGATCTACATTTAAAAAAGTTTATTACGATGCATTGCTAGATAGACCTGTATCAAAATTTATTCCAGCAGAAGATTTAGTGGTGCCATACTATGCATCTGACTTAAAAGATTGTGAGAGAATTACACATGTCATTAAAATGACTCAGAATGAGGTCACAAAAAAAATGGCTGCAGGTTTTTACAGAGATATAGAATTAATTGAATCAAACACTGAGCCAGATGATGTTCAGAAAAAATTAAATCAGCTTGAAGGAATTAAAAAAACTGGGGATGATTATTTACATAATGTTCTTGAAATGCATGTAGATTTAAATTTAGATGATTATGAAGACTTTGATGATAAAGCTAAGAAAATAAAAATTCCATATCTTGTTACAATTGATGAAGGTAGTGGAGAGATTTTATCAATTTATAGAAATTACAAACCAAATGATATTTCATATTCTAGAATTGAATACTTTGTACATTACAAATTTTTACCAGGATTAGGTTTTTATGGTTTTGGTTTAACTCATATGATTGGTGGTTTATCACAAGCTGCAACACAATCATTAAGACAATTGATTGATGCAGGAACTTTAAAAAATTTACCTGCAGGATTTAAGTCAAGAGGTATTAGAGTTAGAGATGATGACCAACCTATTCAACCAGGAGAGTTTAGAGATGTTGATGCACCTGGTGGAAACATCAGAGATCAGTTTTTTAATCTTCCATTTACAGAGCCAAGTGTAACTTTATACAATCTTTTAGGTTTTGTTGTTCAAGCAGGACAAAAATTTGCTGCTATAACTGATTCAAACATTGGTAATGACGTTCAAAACAGAGCTGTTGGAACTACAATGGCGCTGATGGAGAGAGGATCACGAGTAATGAGTGGTGTTCACAAGCGATGTTACTATGCAATGCGATTAGAATTTAAAATTTTAGCAAGAATTTGTGGTGAATCACTTCCACCAGAGTATCCATATGATGTTTACGGTGGCCCAAGACAAATTAAAGCTGCAGATTTTGATAATAGAGTCGATATTTTACCTGTTGCAGACCCAAATATTATGTCTATGGCACAAAGAGTGACGTTGGCACAGACACAATTACAAATTGCACAGTCAAATCCACAAATGCACAACTTACATGAAGCTTACAGACGTGTTTATGAAGCTTTAGGGACAAAACAAATTGAAGCTTTACTTAAACCACCACCAAAACAACCTGAACCAATGGATCCTGCAAAGGAAAATGCACGTTCATTACAAATGCAACTACTTACAGCGTTTGAATTTCAAGATCATGACGCTCATTTAGCTGCACACATGGCATTTATGCAATCTAGAATGGTTCAAATTAATCCACAAGTGTATGCATTACTACAATCACACATTTCAGATCACGTTTCATTTAAAGCAAAAGCGGAAGTGAAGCAAATGTTGATGCAAAATCCAGAAATGGCTGCAATGGCACAACAAGATCCTCAACAATTTGAGATCATGTTCGAAGCTGAGGTTGCAAAAGTTGCTGCACGTATC